TTGCTCTGGGTCTTGTTTCTCCTGCGGTGAATGCTGTAGAACTCAATACTGAGGATGTCAATAAGTATGCTTCGGCAGAACAAGTTACTAGTATCTCTCAATTCTCTGATGTCCAACCCAGCGATTGGGCATATCAGGCACTCAGCAATCTTGTTGAAAAATATGGATGTGTGGTAGGATATCCAAATGGTACATACAAAGGTGGTCAGGCAATGACCCGATTTGAGGCAGCTGCCCTGCTAAATGCCTGCCTTGATCGTGTAACTGAAACTACAGATGAACTTCAAAGACTATTGAAAGAGTTCCAGAGTGAACTTGCAGTACTCAAGGGTCGTGTAGATGGTCTAGATAATCGTGTTGGAAACTTGGAAGCAACACAATTCTCTACCACTACTAAACTCAATGGTGAGGCAAACTTCGTTCTTGGTGGTGTTCCTAGTCTTAAAACTAATAAAGGTATTGATGTGGGTAACACCGCATTCAATTATGATCTTCGTCTGAACTTTGATACCTCGTTTACTGGTAAGGACTTACTTCGTACTCGTCTTCGTTCCGGCAACTTCAGTAGCGATCCTTTTGGTTCTAGTTCTTCTTTGTTCAAACTTGATAAGGCAGAAAGTACTTCTAATCAAGTAACTATTGATCGTCTTTACTATCAGTTCCCAGTCACTAAGAGTATTACTCTAACTGCCGGTCCTCTGGTTCGTAACACTGAGATGACCTGGGTTCCTACTGCTTATAAGTCGGAAATCTTGGACTTCTTCCAACTTGCCGGTGCTTCTGGTGTATACAACAAAGCGACTGGTGCCGGTTTTGGTGCTCAGTGGAAGCAACCAACTCAAAAAGGTCAGGGTGGTTTCATCGCTGGTATGAATTATGTTGCTCAGAACGGTGATGATACTTCCACTGGAGTCTTCAATTCCGATGGCGCCTTGAACTTCCTTGCTCAGGTAGGGTATCGTGCCCCTCAGTGGGGCGCTGCCGTTGGTTACCGTTATGGTACTGAAGGTTCTCGGGTACGCACCTTCAACGCCCTTGGAGGCGGGTCTGGTGCTCTTGTATCAGGTCAAGAAAGCAACAGTATTGCTATGAGTGCTTATTGGCAACCTTCTGAGAGTGGGATCGTTCCTTCTATCTCGGCAGGTTATGGTTATAATGGTGTAAGTGGTAATGGTTCTGTTACTGGTGCCACCGACTCTGATTCTTGGTATGTTGGTCTTCAGTGGTCTGATGTATTTGCTCAAGGTAACTCCGCTGGTGTTGCCGTGGGTCAACCGGGAAATTCTGAAAACATCTCTCAGGATTCCACGATGCTTGAGGTCTTCTATAAGTATCAAGTAACTGATAACATCAGTATTACTCCTGCTATTTTTTATGTGAGTAATAATCAACGATTCCAAAATGAATCTTCTTTTGGTGGAGTAGTACAGACAAAGTTTAAATTCTAATAATCTTCACATAATAATCTGAGGGGGAGTTGACAACAACTTCCCTTTTTTTTAGTATATAAATATTCAAAACTACCTTGAGTAATGGAAAAACTATTCAAACTATTGAGTGATACTCAGGCATCTCTTTTCGTATTATTTCATAAAACTTGGGTTTATCACTGGAATGTTGTTGGACCCAATTTTAAGGAATATCATGATTTATTTGGAACTCAATATGAGGAAATGTTTGAGGAAATCGACCGTATCACCGAGCATATGAGATTTCTGGGTATGAAACCCGTAAGCACTCTCTCACGCATTACAGAGGTCTCTGGAGTGGAGCAGGCGTCAAATAGCGCACAGGATATTGATGCCAAGACTATGGTTGAACAATTGTTGGCAGATCATAAGAAAATTATTGAGATGCTTACTGAAGTGTCCGATGAAGCAGAAAAGCAAAACTCAAAGGGAACTATTAATCTTGTTGATGATTTGAATGAATCACACGGAAAATCCGTTTGGAAATTGAGAAGTTTTACGGAAAATGAATAATGGCATAATATACTGTGCTCATAATATTATCAATAATCAAAAATATATTGGTCAAACTATAAACAAATTAGAATATAGAATATCCCAACATAAAAGAAAATCTAAAGATGAAACTACAAAATTTTTAAAAGCACTATTTGATGGTGAGAATTATTTTATTTGGGGTATATTAGAAGAATGTGATATATCTTTTTTAGATGAAAGGGAAAAATACTGGATTAAATATTTTAATTCATTAAATAGTGGATATAACTCTACTATTGGTGGAAATATTCCATTTAATCCAAATAAAGTAAAGAATTTTATTATTGTATCCCCAAATAATGAAATTATAAAATCTAAAAATATTTCTAAATTTTGTAGAATAAATAACTTACATCAGGGGCATATTTCTTCTGTTTTATCGGGAAAAATAAAATCTTATAAAGGTTGGAAATTGCCCAATACAAAATTAATTGGACATCAATCAACAGCAGAAAATAATAAAAAAGAATTTATTATAAAAACTCCTGCAGGCGATATAGTTGCTGCTAAAGGAATATCCGAATTTTGTGATCAAAATAATTTATCAATTTCGCACATATCTCAAGTTTTATCTGGAAAAAGAAAAACGCATAAGGGATATAAATTACCTTAAATAAAATTAATAATTAATTACAAAGATGGAAAACTTAAAAATTAGATGTAAGTCTTGCGGAAGTGAGCTTGAAGGAAAGACTGGAAAAACAGTTGCGTGTGGATGTCCTAATATGGCAACCATTCGTAATAATGAGAATATTACGGCACTTGACTTATCAAAGGTTGTTATGATAAACTGTATGAGTACCAAAGAAAAGTCTACTGTTCTTACGAATGAAGACCTTGCCTTTCAAGAAGCAAGGCGTCAGCGTAAGGTAAGACGACTTGATTTTGAGGTTCGTTGAGGACTTTGCATAGTAGAGGTCCGGTTGGCCGAGGACGACGCCTTGAAAGCGTTCGGGGTTAGTAGCCTTCGCAGGTTCGATTCCTGTCTCTACTGTTACAATGAATACAAAACTATAATGTCAAAATTGTTATAATAATAATTAGTAACAATACGATATTAAACGAATGGATTCTCACAATTTAAGCAACTGGGCGAAGATTAAAGAAACATTTGAGAAGTCTGGAAATACGGACAATCATTTTTATAAGAGGGCATGTGCCATAATCAAAACGGGTAAAGACCCATTGGAAAATTATCTTAGTGGTAAATCTGGGTTGACATGATGTGGTATTATAGATATATCAGACAAACAGGAAACGGGGTGTAGTAGAAAAGTTATAACCCTGCGTTTGGGACGCAGAAAAGAGGGGGCAGTACCTTCCACCCCGATTGTCAGTTTTTCCACTGGCACACTTGACATAAAACTCAAATCACTCTATAATAACAAGGTAAACAAATCAAAGCAATGTCTCTGACTATCAAATTCAAGAAAGATATTAATACTCTTCGAGCTGCCTCGAATGGTGACTTTTATCTTGATGTAAAGAATCCGAAACTTTACAAGAAAGTCCGTAAGTTCTATCAAAATGAAGGAGTTATTTTTTCTGACGATCCTCTAGATAATTATGATATTCTGATGGATTGTATCATTCAAGATCTTGAAACTGTTGAAGCATAGTAATTCTAAAGACACGGAGAGTCTCTAAAAGTACTGGTCGGTGATGAACCCCCTTTAGTCACGGAGAGACTTTAAAAGTACTGGTGGATCCAAAATGACCCCTCAATAGGTTTCCAATTTCCTTCAAAAATTGGTGGTGTGGATGGAGAACACTCCCGCCTGGTTTCTTATTTCCAGTTAAAGAGTAAGTGGCGAGCCTAAAGACCCTAAAGGGGAGTTGCATAAACTCCTCTTTTTTGCTATAATTATTCTATTAAATAAAAAGTATATGCTTGCTAATGACGATTTATGTAATTTAGGGAGATTGGGAAATCAAATGTTCCAATATACTGCATTGCGTGGTTTGTCGCAAAGACACGCATATGAATATTGTCTTCCTCCAAGAGAAGTTGTGGCAACACGAGATCCCAATGTGGCTAGTTCAGATATCACTATGTTTGAGTGCTTTAAGATTCCTGATGCACCAAAGTATGTAACAAACTTCCCGAAAGTAACTGAATCGTGTTTTGAATTGGATCAAAACTTATGGAATAATTGTCCCGATAATATCAGTCTTTATGGATATTTCCAGACTGAAAAATACTTCAAACATATTGAAGAAGATATACGCACCGCATTTACTTTTGTTGATGAAATAAGACAACCAACACAAGAATCTTTCAAATCAAATTTTGGTGATACTGAAGTAATTTCCATTCATGTCCGTAGGGGAGACTATTTAAAATATTCTCATCATCCTCTTCAGACACTAGAATATTATTCTCAAGGACTTTCTCATATGCCTGAGGATATTCCTGTGATGAT